AATGTAATAATAGTTTGTCATTTTAATTTTTCTCCTTTGTTATAACTTATTATATCAAATCATATCACATAATGTCAACAAGATATTAATTTAACCATGCAACTATAGAATATCGATTACCTTTAGTTATGGGTTGCACACTGTGTGGATATAGAAAAGTGCTAGGAAACATAAGCAAATCCCCAGTTTTTAAGTCACATTTTGTATATGGCACTCTCGTTTTATTTTCATAAAAAACTATACCGCCACCCTCGTAATCTTGATTTAAATTAATAATTACAGAAACGATTCGGTTTACAGAGGTATGAACATCTATATGTGTTTTATAATAATTACCAACTTCATATTTTAAAAGGTTAGCACTGTCCATACGCATACGAGGATTTATATAAGTAAAAAACTTCATGTATTCTTCTAGTGCTTTAGATATTACATCTACTAAATAATTTAAATACACCATATCTTGTTCAACATTTTCACTAAAACCATATGTTAAAACATCTCTGACTTTAGTATCTTTTATATGTTTTTTTTCTCCTAAGACTGTTGCTTTTTGTTTGCAAACTAAATCAGCATATTGAACAATGTTGTCTGCCCATTCTTTTGTGACAAAACTTTTTAATAAAAAAATAGAATCTGAAAGTTTGCTAACCATTTTCTTGCGACCTATCTAATAAAGCATACGATATAATACCTTGTATTTCGTTTGCTGTACCAGCGGTCATTTTTATAACATCACCCTCTTCTAATACTAAAGTTTGCGATATTATTTGTCTTGTTGTATTAGCTGCAATAGATGCATTATCTATTCTAAAAGTTGCTGTAGCACTCGTATCAGTTACTTGCGTTGATAAATTTACATTTCCTGTTGAACCATTATGTGCTTGTATTTGTTTTACTAAACATCTCCCATTAGTAGGTGCTGTCAAAACAGAAGTTGTACCAGTAGTGGTTAAATTAAAACCAGCATTTTTATATTGTATTGTCATGATAAAAAAAACTCAAATGCTTGTTGTTCTTTTTTAATTTCTTGCTGATAAGAAGTATTTAATTTATCTATAATTTGAGTAATCGCTAAATTTATTAGTCTTTGATTTTCTAAATTATACTCTTCTTTAGGCTCTGGTATGAAAGTAATAATTTTAGACATTATGCAGTGCTCCTTTGTTTTGCTCTTCTAATTGACTCTTTACCTTTTTTTGCTATTTCCACTACCTTTGATTTTCCCATAACTTTTGCTCTTTGTTCCATAACTGTTAATATTTGTATTTTTCTTGCAAAAGGTTTTTTTAATTTTTTTACTTTTTTAACAGTTTCTCTTGCATCGGTAGGTGTTGCAAATTTTATTCGTACTGTATCTTTTGGGTTTTCATCTGTGTACAATCTTCTACCACTACCCTTTGGTTTTTTTCCTGTACCTTTTAATGGGTCTTTTTTATTCATTAATACACCATTTTATCTTTTTTATTATTTTTTTGTTTCTTTACTTTTTTCTTTTTTTCTTCTTCTTTGATAACAACTCTATATATTATATCATTAGGAGAGTAAAAATAACAGTATTCATTGTGATAAAATATTTTAAAGGATTTTTGTTTTTGTAATCCCCATTTAAAAATTTTAGCATTGTCTTTTATTATACTAGAAAAAAATTTAAAAGCTTTAGGGTTTTCTGTTTTTGTAAATCTCCATATTTTTTTTGCTTTTAAAACTATTGCATAAGGATTAGATGTGTGTTCACTTTTCCATACTACTCCCTGATCAAAACTCACTACTCTTTTTATGTCCATACATTATCGCCTACCATCTAACTGTGTATCAGCTTTAAAAGTGCCATATCGCCAAGATTCATCTCTTGCAGTATTTTCTATTTTTAAGTTAGCTGCTCTTGCTCTTGCTCTAGTGTCTACCTTTTGTGTTGAATTGCTTACTGTAAAAGGTCCTAAGCTACTACTAGCTTCTGTATCACTTGGAAAATCTTTTAAATTAATTGTTACTTTTGCGTTCCCTACTAAAGCTCTAAAGTCTGGTATAAAACGACTAATCTTCATAAAAAACTCACCAGTAACATTCATATTATTTTGTTGACCTCTTACTTCAAAGTCACCGCTTTGTATGCTCCCTATAATCGCTGATTGAGTGCCATCTGCTAAAACTTGATTGTTACCTTTTTCATGTGCATACAAGGTAGTAGCACCATTCGTATTGGTTACTCCTTGTATAATTGGAAAGTTGGGTATAGCAGATGTGTCATAATCAGTGGCATATGGATTATCAAAAATTGTTTTATCGTAATAAGTAGTTCTTGGTAATGTACCTATAGTCCACAACCCCTCGGCATAGTTATAACTTACTACTCTATCTATTTGAAGAGATGTAGCTTTAGGATAAAACCAATTAATTTCACTAAATAAAGAATTGTAACCAGCATAGACAACATCAGAGGCATCAAAGTTTAAACCTAAGTCATCTGTATCTTGAGTAGTAAAAACAAAATCTTCAACAGAACATGCTATTTTTTTAACAGTGCCATCGTACAAATAAAAACCACCAGCTTGACCCATCCAATACACAACTCCATTTACTGCAACCAATCCATGTTGAGATATTAAACCACAGTTTGCTCCTACTTGTCGTATACTAAAAGTAAAAGGTGGTCCTACAAACTGCATGATATAAGCAGAGGTGTCGGTCAATATTAATATATAACTACCAGCATTTACCGCACCTACTATTTTTGTTCCACTATCTAATCTAAATGTACCACTAGTATTTGTAGAAGTGGGAGTATAATCAGAAAAATTTTCTTGGTCAGAAAAACGTATAAACATTTTGTCTTGACTAGATGTGCCTATAGTAGTTTCTGTTCCTAAATGAATTAAATGTCTATCTCTATCTGATATTACTGTCATAACACTTTGAATAGGAGCATTTGATATAACAGTTGCTCTAGTGGACAAAGATGAGCTACTACTAGGATTCCATTGAAAAGTTTTATTATTTTTTACAGTAGCCACTAAGATTTCACCAAAATTATCCAATGACCAATTACCAGGTTCTAACGTGACCTCACCAGTAGGCGATGCATCACCCCAACCTGTAAAATTAGATGCTTCCTCTACAACTGCACCATCACTATGTGCAGAACGAGTAGAACCAGAAACTCCTCTAACTATTCCAGTAACTGTACTACCTGCTACTCCAGTGTATGTAATCAGTTCTTGACCTACTTTTAAAGTACCTCCACTACTACTAAAACCAGATACAGATGTCAAAGTTATAGTTGTTCCAGAACCACCAGTTCCATTAGTATCATCAAGTAAAGCACCATTTAAAGTTGTGCTTGTAATAGATGGATTAGTGCCACCATACAACCCAGAACCAAAACCATAACCAGTAACTTGCACTGCATCTCCTACTTTAAAATAAGGAGATAGTGTTACACTTCCACCAGCAGTAAAACCAGAACCAGATTCAACTTTACCTGCTGTTACAGTAAAAGTATCTGAAGTTCTGGTAATTACCTCAAAGGTATTTTGTGTAAAATCTGCACCAACAAAACCAGTGCCACCACCAGGTAATGTAACACTAGAAAATAAAAATAAATCCCCTACCTCTAATCCATGAGATGCTTTGTTAACTGTGACAGTCGCTGAATTATTTGTAGTAGTTAAAGTACAAGAAGTTATATTTGTATCTAGTGGAGATACATCATACATTGAACCATCATGATATATGAACAAACCTTTGTTTGTTCCTATAGCTATATATCTTTTACCAGTAAGGTCACTCCAAATGTGCATATCTCTAGCCACACCTACTAATGTACTAGAGGTAGTTTGTTCCCAACCACCTATTTTTTCTGGATAACCATATCGAAAACGAACATTATCACAATCAATCCATTTACCCTGTGCACCTGTCGGTGTAACCTGTTTGTTTATTCCTCCAACAATCTGGATTTCACTAAGCATAACATTATCTTATATAGTCAGTTACTGTAGAATCTGATGTCCACCTATTTATTCTATTTACAGTTTTAATTGAACCATCACTATTTAATTCGTCTGCATACAATGCTTTAAACGCAGTCATGTCACTTGCATTAGTAATCGCAGTTTCAATATCACTACAATCAGTCCGTATTGCTGCAACATATGTTTTTACTGCGTCAGGAATAGCTTTACTACTATCATAAATACTACGTTCTACTAACCAATTAAATCTAGATATTAATTCATTAGCTTGACTTTTACATAGATTTTTAGCTAATGTTTTTAAACCATAGTTTATTATCTTGTTACCATCATCATCTAATATATTTTTACCATCCTCGTCTTTAGCTTCAGCATCATCCAGTGCTTTATCAGTAGTAGTATATTTAGTAGTAACTTTTTTATTAGAATTATCAAATGTGTAAGTAGGTTGACTTGTTATCTCAAATCTATCATCACCTTGCGTTCCTGATTCTACTGTATAGATACCTATGGCATTAAGTTCATCCCAAGTCCATGCAGTAAATATTCTACGAGAATGTCTAATATCATCTATAACCATATCTTTGGGTCTA